TAACTGATCGCCATTCGCGAGCGTGAGCGTTCGGGTTTCGGGTCGCACGAATCTCGACATTCAGTAATCCTCACGCGGGCCGAGGGTCGCCGTCATCCGGTCCCCCACGACCCGAAAATCCTCAATCGGAAAGAGCCACCGTTTCTCGCGGACGATGGTCACGAACAAGAGCGGGCGTTGCGCCATCTTGAACGTGTCCGCGCCGACAATCCGCGCCGAGAGCGCCCAGGTCGGTTTGACGCCTCGCCGCGGCGGGTGCATCAAGAGGGTCCACCCCTCGACGCCGGCGGCGATGTAATACGCCCAGTTAATCGTCGCCGTCGTCCCGCGAATCAGTCGCGCGTTTACCACGTCAGGGGATCGCCGGCTCCATGACCCACGGACCCGCGGCGTCGAATTTCCCCGACCAGGTCACGGCGCCCTTCGCGGGGCAGTCGATCGTGGCGTCGAGATTCCCCAGGCCCTTAAAGAGGAAGGTCGGCTCCCGTGTGTCCGGGACGAGATGGATCATCGCGGCGACGTCGCCGAAGACGACCGCGAAGAGCTGCTCCGGCGTCGTCGCGGAATCCCAACAGCCCGAGAGGCTGCCCGAATAGGACGGCAGACCGACGACGGTCTGCTTGTTCGTGTCCTGGAAACACGTCACGTCGACGCGATCCTTCGTGAGGTCGAGGGTCCACGAATCGCACGAGGCGAGCGTCGCGGGCGTCGCCCCGCCGGTCGGGTCGAGGAGGACGTCGCCTTTCTTGCCATGAATACGGGCCATACAGATTCCTTTCGGGTTAGTCGGGGCTCACGAAAATCTCGTAGTCGCCGCCGGCGATCTGCCAGCGGATATCGTTGTCGATCGGATCGATGTCGCGCGTCTGGACCCGCCCGACCCGGAGCGTCGACATATGGGTATAGCCCGCGATCCCCGTGAGGATCTGATCCTGGAGGAGCTCGTGGATCCGAAGCGCCGCGGCGTTCGCCGTCGCGACCGACGTCTCGAGGACCCGCGCCGTCACCCCATAGAGGAATGACTCATAGAGCGGCGCGCGGAAGCCTTCGACATCCTCGTGGATCTGGTATTGCACGATCACGAAGCGCGTCGCATTCGCCGGCGGGTTGTCGAGATAGACACCGTCCGGGAGGAGCGCCAGCAAGGCCGCGTCATTCGCGAGGACCGCGACCAGGGCCGCATCGACCGCGGCGACGTTAGCGACGGACATCGAGCCCCGACTGTTCCAGGACCGCGGTGAGGTCCTCATACATGTCGCGCCGCCGGCGTTGCACGACGGGGACGAAAATGTTCGCGCCGGGGACAAAGCCGCGGTTTTGTCCGCGCGCGTTCTTGCGGGTGTGCGTCCCGTGTTCGAAGATCCAGGCGTGAGGCGCCGTTGATCGCACTTGCCGGTAGACGCCGAACGGGGATTGCCGCCGGCTGACGCGGACGCCTTTCTTGAGGTTGCCCGTCTCGCCTTCGGGATAGGCGGCCTTGATCTCCGCGGCCGCCCCGTCCGCCGCCTCACTGACGATCGCGACGCCGAGCTCCGTGAGCTCCGCCGGCAGATGCCGGAGGAAATCCTTGAGCTCGTCGAGGCCGATCCAGGAGAGGCGGATCTCACTCATGGCGCGACCTGTTCGACGACGGCGAGCTCCATCAGGACGCCGCGCGCGTCCGGGGTCCGCGTCCCGGTGATCGAGTAGGTCTTCCCGTCAAAGAGCATCCGCGTTTTCGTCGACACGCCCGGGTGATAGCGGCCGCGGACGACAAACGATCCCGTCGTCTGGACACTCCCGGCGGCCGCGGTGCGCTCGAGGTCGCCGACCGGGAGCGGGGCGATCTGCACGAACCAGTGCGCCGGCTGCAAGTCCGCCCAGGTTTGCGTATACCCGCCGCCGCCGTCGGGGACCGTGCCCGACGGATCCTGAAACGTGACGAGGTGCCGATAGTCGCCAATCATGCGATCCCCGTGACATGGAAGCGCGCCAGGAGGACATCTATCCGCGACCAGATCTCGATCCCGGCCGTCGGGTCGCCGTCGCCGCGGTCCTGCTCGAGATGCCCGAGGAGGATCTTGATCGCTGCGGTGACGGGACCCGGCGCCGTCGTCGGATCGATCCAGGTCGCGCGGTCCGGGGTGTCCTTTAGATAGTCGAGGATCGACGCCTCCGCCTCGTTGAGCAGGTCCTGGAGCGCGACGTCGGTCGGGTCGCCGTCGGGGATCGTGCTGTGGAGATGCGCCTTCGCTTGCGTGAGCGTGACGAGTTTCGCGGGCGCCGGCATTAGCGCGGGCCTTTCGCGTCGCGGCCATCCTTGCCGCGCTTGCAGATCAGTTTCCAGGCGGACGACGTGCCCGGCCGATCGCTCGTCGTCTCGGCCTTGCACAACCAGAGCGAGCCGTCGTCGGTGACGACGTCCCCGCGGGCGTAAGTGCCGGCAATGTCGAAGACGTCCTTATAACTGTCGGCAAACTTCCCCGTCGGGCCGGCCGGGCCGGGCGCGCCGTCCTGCCCCTTGGTGCCATCCACGCCGGCGGGCCCGGGCGGACCGGGGACCGGCGCGCGGGCCTTGAGGTCGGCGAGCTCTGCGCGGACCGTCGCGAGCTCCGTGCGAACCGTGGCGAGCTCCGCCTGGGCCGGCGCCATCGCCGCCTTCATCGAGACGCCGACAAGGATCGCGACATCGTCAAGCCGCGGCAAAGTAGACCATCGCTTTCTCCTGGGCGCGTTGCATCTCGTCCGCGGTCGCGGGGTCGTCGTCCGCGGCCGGCGGGAGCGCGGCGGCCGTCGGCGCGGCCGGGATCTCCGGGATCGTCCGCTCCGCCAGTTGGGAGAGCGGCCAGTACTGCTGCTGCATGTAGGGGGTCGCCCCGCCGGCGACCGGCGCCAGGCCGAAATACTTCTTGCGCGCCTCGTTGATCGTCATCCCGCCCGAGTTGATCGCCTTCGCGGCGGCCTCGTTCTTCGAAAGTGAATCCATCCGCATCAGGTCGTCGAGATCGAATTCCGTCCCGAACGGTTTCGGGAGCTCGAGGCCTTCGTCGAGACAGAGCTCGAGATTCTCGATCTTTTCCTGGAGACATTGCGAGTAGTACTGAATCGTCAGGGGTTCGATATTCGCGTAGGGCGGCGGGTCGCCGATCGAGATCATGTAGGGCTGAATATGGAAACACGAGCAGACGGTCGTCGCGGACCATTGGAGTTGCTCGATCAGTTGCGCGTCGGCCGCATTGATCGACATCTGCTCGTAGGTCATGCCGTGGCTGAGGAGCGCGACCGTGCCGGCCTTGTCGCCACTGTGCCCGGTGTCCCAGCGGGTTTTGAGCTCGAGCGCCTGGTCGTTGTCGAGCGCGAGCGGGGTCGTGAGGATCCCGGACGGTTGCGAGCCGTTCTTAAAAAAGGAGGTCGCGCCGTTCTGGATCGCGAGCCCTTGTAAGGCCGCGACGCCACACGCATGGATCGGCGAGACGCCGACGAGCGGGTGATACAGCGGGACCATCTTGTCATGGATGATCTCGCGCGCCGGCACGACGACTTTCTCGCCCAGGGCCGCGAGGTCCTCGCGTTGCAGCTCATAGAACACCTCGCCATTCGCCGCGACCATCGGCACGACTTTGGTCGGGTCGAGGACATACAACGCGACGACGACCCCGCGGTTGTCGCGTTCCTTGAGGACGTAGGTGTTCCCGTGGATCAGTTTCGACATCATCCATTGCGTGATGAACTGGATCCGGTTCTGGTAGCGGTTCGGTTTGCGGAGGACCGGGGAAAAACTAGGGGAGGTCGTCTCCGTCCAGGCGCCGAACGTGTCGACCTCGACGAGGCGGAGGCCGAGCTTCGCAATGTCGGACGCGATGAGCGTCACACACGCGAAGACCGCCGAGTACGTGAGCGACGTCTCGGCGGTGATCTCTTGGTTCTGTTGCCAGGCGCCCGTGAAGGGCTCGCGGATCACGGGAAACCACCCGCCGCGCGTGAGCCCGCGGACCGGCGCGGCGAGCGCGGCCATGAGGCCGGCGGCCGCCTTCGTCATCCATCCGACCCACGCGCGCCGGCTGATCTCCATCCTTGTCCGTTCTGCGACTCAGGGCGCCCCGGCTCGCGGGTTTGCGGCCGATGGCGAAACCAGCGCTCCCAGCGTCGGGGCGCCCTGATCTCGCGGTCTTACTCGGCGCGTTTGCCGGCGCGCCCGTTCGGCGCCTCGGCCGACATCGTCGAGAGGCCCGTCGGCGCCGGCCAGGCCGTCGCCGTGAGGTACTTGACGGCGTTCACCGAGACGCGCTTCCAGTTAATGAAGCGTTCCGCGCGGAGCGCGACGCTGTTCGTCTGGAAGAGCGAGACATAGACCGTCGTCGCATCCGCCGGCGACATCGGCGCCGAGTCCATCTGCAGGGAGGCCTCGCGCGAGGCGTCGATCGTCACCCCGCCGTCGTCGGCATACAGCACAAGGGCCGGCTGCAAGGCGACGACGTTGGTCCCCGCGACGTTCGACGTGATGAACGTCAGGCCGCGGTAGCTGCCGCCGTTCAGGCCGACGCCCGGGAATTCCGGCGAGCCGTCGAGGTTCTGCCGGAACGAGAGCGAGAGCGCATTCGACGGCGAGAGGATGAACGTCACGCCGTCGACCGAGATGTTGTTGGTCGCGAAGTGATTGATCAGCCCCATGATGTCGGCGACGGGGTTCGTCGTGGCGGCCGCGGTCGGCGCGCCGTTCGTGATCGAGGCCGGGTTGACGCCGGCGACCGCGGCGATCGCCGGGTCGATGAACTGGGCATCGAGGAATTGCGCGATGCCCGCGACCATATCGGCGCGGACCAGGGCCTCCGCCGACGGGCTCGAGAATCGGACGAGCTCCTCGGTCATGACGATAATCCCGGCGACCTTCGTCACGCCGAGCGTGTCACTCGAGAAGGCGAGCGCCGTGAGCGGCTTCGGTTTCGCCTCACCGACCCACCCGTAGGTGCCGCCGGCGGTCTGCATCGGGATCTTGCAGTTGAAGGGGACATTACGAAGGCCTGGGATCTTCCCGAGGATCGTCGCCGGCCGCAAGAGCTCGATAAAATCATTCACCATCGTCTGGTTGACGAGCGGCGCGGCCCAGGTCGCGCCGGTCGTGGTGCCAGGGGCGACCGCGGCCTTCAGCGCGAGCGCGACCTCCGGGGTCGAGTCGTCCCAGCGTTTCGCATACTCGGCCGCCTCGTGCTTGTTGCCGTGGCAGACGAGGAGCGCCATCGCCTGGCGGACGAATGGCATCCCGAGCGGGACGTTCGGCCTGACGCTGACCTGGCTGTAGCCCTTGACGCCGGACGGGGTCGCGGGGACCGGGACCGCGGTCGCGATCGACATCTTCTCGTGATCGCGCCAACGCTGCAGGTCGGCGTCAATGCTCTTGACCTGTTTCGAGAGATCGTCGTGTTCCGTCGCCGCGGCCTCCTCGAGCGTGATGCCGTCGCCGGCCGCCGTCTCGAGGATCTCCGTCATGCGCCCGGCCACCGCGGCGCGCTTGTTCTCGAGGTTCTGGATATGTTCGCTGGTCGTGACTTTGCTGCCCATGTGGGGCCTCGGTTTCGTCGCAAGGCCCGTGACGCCGGGCGGGGTGAGGCCGGACGCGGCCTGATCGAGGGAGCGGACGACCGCGACGGTCGCCGACTGATGCGCGGGGACCGTGACGAGCGAGAGCTCGAGGATCTCCGTTTCGCGGAAGCGGATCCCGCCGCCCTTCAAGGGCTCGAGCGCATCCCGGATCGGCTTGAACCCGATCGAGACGCCGCGGATCAACTTGTGGACAATCGAGGTCCAGGCGCGATCGACCTCATCCTTCACCGCACCCGGCTCGTCGATGAGCGGGAGCTCCGCCTCAAAGTCAATGCCGGCGGACGTCGGCGGCCGTAAGCGCGCGACGCCGACGGGGGTCTGGCGGTTATGGTGGAGAAGGAGCGGGATCTCCGGCGCGTACTTCGCGCCCAGGGGCTCGACGATGTCGCCGGCGCGATCGGTTTCGGGCGTCGTCGCCGTCCCGCGGATCAGTCGCCGCGCCTGGTCGATGCTCTTAATCGTAAGGACGGAATAGGCGCGCTCCACGGTCGGGCCCTATCTTGCGGCCGCGGGCGAGCGCCCTACTATTTTGGGTGACTAAATCTAGACCCCACACACGCCCGCGCATTCGTCCCCGAAGGCATCCCCGGAGAGATAGAGGCGGAGCTGGACCTTCCGGCGCGGCGCGGCGACCCGGGCCTCGAGGTCGACCGCTTCGAGCGGGATCCGTTCCCGGTGGAGAAACGCCTGGCCGCGAAACCCCGCGACCCCCGTCACGGTCCGGAGCGCGCGATCGACCGCGACCGCATCCGCCCAGGCCGCCGGGTCGTCGGTCTTCATCCGGAGCCAGGCGCGATCGTCGTGATACGGGCAAAACGTACAGGCCGACTTCGCCGCGGTCCACCCGTAGGCGGCCAGCGTCTTCTCGCAATCCTTCCGATTCATCTGCCGATCGATCAGCGGGTAGGTGTTGCGCGCCCAGCGGAACCACCCATCCTTTTGTCGGTGCGCCTCGTCGACGGAGATCCCGATCAGTTGTTCGACGACCGGGGTCGCCGGCCCGCGGGATCGCGGCTTGATGCCGGCGAGCTCGCGAAGCTTCCTCATGATGAGATCGATCTTGTAGTCCTGGGGTGCATTGCCGCCGGGTCATCCCGTCGGACCCGTCCGGGTTTTTGATGTAGAGCGGCGGCCGGCCCCACGATCCCCGCTTGCCGGCGCAGGCGTCGAGGATCTCCTGGCGGAGCGATCCCTTCGTGACGACATGGACCGGAAACGGTAAGACGCCCGGCGCCATCAGGCGCGCGAGATGGTCATAGACCGCGCGGGGTTCGCTCTGCGTGTCCGCGAAGATCGCCGCATCAATCGGCGGGATCGCCCCGTGCGCCGCCATTAGGGCGAGGGTCGTGCTTTGAACGCCGGCGCCCAGGGAGAGAACGCGGATCACTTGGCGCCCGTCTCGAGCTCGCGGCGGAGCGCGCGCCGGATCACGTCTTGGAGGGATTCCCGGCGGCGGGAGGCGACCTTCGCGGCCGCGTCATAGTCGCCGGTCGTCACTTTCAAATGAATCGGGGTTAAGGGCCGGCCGGCGGGGTCGAGGCAGGGGCGGCCGCGGCGTTTCTGTTCCTGCATTAGTGTCCCCCCATAAAGAGCATCTGGACCCGCGGCGGGGTGTTGTTCACGCCGGCGGCGATCGCGTCCGTGCGCGCCTCCCATGATAAGACCGCCGCCATCGCGAGATCGATCTTATGCGGGGAATCGGGTCGTTCTTTTTTGATCAGCCACAAGAGCTCGCCCTGTTCGTCGCGCGCGCCGGGGAGATCATGCCGCCGACTGTGGCCGAGATGTCGCGTCAGACGCGCGTCGCCGTCGTGCGAAACGTCCCCGCTCCGGATCGCGGTCTGGTAGTTCTTGAGCGCGTAGGTCATCGGGCGGCGGCGATTCGTCCACCAGGCGACGACCTTGTCCGGGCCGAGCGCGGGATCGCCGGCCCATTGCGCGATCCACGATCCCCAGTACGGCGGATCCGCGTAGAGGCGCCAGACCGAATACTCCTTAAAGAGGCCGCGGATCGTCTGGTCGACCTCGTCGGTCGGGACCTGCCAATCCTGCCGGCCGGGCGGACATTCCCACAGACCCGCGACCCATTGGAACCCCGTCGCGAGATGCGTCGCGACGATCCCGGTCGCATCGTGAAACATCGCGCCATCGAACCCGATCGTAATTTTCTCGCCAGGCGCGACGGGCGACGCGCGCGTGAGCTGGGACCAGCGGACGACGTCGAAGGCTTGCGTCCCGCCCTTCACGAGGCGATTGAGCCAGACGCGCTCGAGATACGCGCGATCGGTTTCGGGGTCCTGCCAGGCGGCGGCGATCGCTTCAATGTCGGACCAGGCCGCCGCGGGCCCGGAGGCCTCGACGATCGCCGCGCGGAGGCCGTCGGGCGTCTCGAGGTTGTGGCCGTCGGAGGCGTCGCGGTGAAAGTAGAAGAGGCGCGCATCCGTCACCCGCCCGGCCTCGACGGCCTGGGCGTAGTCCATCGTCGCCTCGGCGACCGATCCCATCCCGGGTTCGGGCGCCGTCGTCGTCTCGAGGGTCCAGGCATCCGCCGCGCGGCGTTTCGGAATGTTCGCGAGCATCGTCCGATGGGCGCGGACGAGGCGCGGGAGCGTGAACCGATGCGTCTCGTCGAAGTGTTGAAACGTGGTCCGGGCGCCGTCGCGCGAATCGGGCGCCGCGGCGAGCGCGACGGCCTTCCCGCCGCCGGCCTTGCGGAGGATGCGCTCGAGGCCGATGTCGAAATCGTCCGCCAGCGAGCTCAGCTCGAGGATCACGCGGAGCGCGGTATACGCGAGGTCCTCGGATTGTTCTTCGGTGTACGCCACGAGCGGGATGTAGGGATCGGTCACGGGCCCGCCGATCGGATCGCCGGCGGCCGTCCACCCGATGCCGCGGACCGGCGCCGCGGGATGGAGCTCACACGCGGCGATCCAGGCCGCGAGCTCCGTCTTCGCGGTCCCCTTCCGCAAAGACAAGCCGACGCGCTTAAAGCGCCGGCGGAGCGCGAAGGGATGATCGCGCGGATAGACCTCATACATCCGATAGATGAAGGCGACCTTCTCGGCGTCGAGGCGCGCCGGTTGCCCGCGGAGATCGCCGGGACCGAAGACGAGATGCTGCTCGATGAAATCACACACGCCCGGCCCGAGCGTCGGCCACAGGGCCCGATCATGCGGGACCGTAAGAATCATTGAATCAGGAGCGACGCCCGCGGATCCTCTCGCACGATCGCGGCGCGGACCGGCGCCGGCGCGACCTCCTCCGCCGTCGGACGAATCCGCGCGGCGAGCTGCTTCACGAGCGACTGAAAGCGCCCGGCCGCGCCGAGGCGGATCGAGGACAGCTCCGCGGGGTTTTGCGCGACACTGAGCGCCAGGTCGGCGAGCGCGACGAGTTTCTCGTCGGTTGCATCGAGCGTATAGGCGGCGCGAATCGCCGCGGCCCACTCGAGCGCCGGCAGATCCGCGGCCAGCGGGGACGCCGGTTCAACGGTCCTCGACGTCCTGGTATCGGTGATCCGTCCCGCCGCCATCCAGCGTTGGACCGTCGATCGATCCACCCCTAACTGGGACGCGACCTCGGTCGGCGAGATGCCGAGCGCGGCGAGGCGTTTCGCCTCCGGTCCGACGCGGATCCATTTGCGCGGGGTCGTTGGCTTCATCAAAATTCCTTGATGCACTTTTGATGCAGTGTGAAAAATCAGCC